GGACGATTAGCTCAGCTGGTAGAGCATCCGCTTGACGTGCGGGAGGTCACAGGTTCAAGTCCTGTATCGTCCACCACCTTAAGAAAGTCCGCTATCCCTTGTGCTGCATGGGGTAGCGGGTTTTTCTTTCCCCTGATTTTAGCCGTTTTGGTCGTTGTTTGGTCGTTATGGTCAGTTATAAGCACAGAATTAGGGGGGCAACAAGAACCAGAGGACGAGTTGAACATTGTGTTTGCCAAGATGGGAGAGTGCCTTCAGTCGTCTCAATGGGCTCTGTTTACTTTACTAATACCTTTACAAATTCCCCTTGACTTTGATAAGACCTCTATGATAAAATCGAGTCTATTCACAAAAAAGAGTCATTTTGTGAATGGACTTATCGATTCGAGAGACACTTTGTCAAAATAGCGTTAAAAAGCAAATGCTCGGAGGTGAACTAATGAACTATATCACACTTTCAGACCTTTACTATAAGAATAAAGCCGACTATGAGCAGCAATACCAAGAACGCTACCACAGCGAGTACTCAGTACACTTGGACTTTGAGGTATCTGGTCACCGTGCGTTTTTTGTGCAGACGCCGGAGGTTTATCACATGTTAACAGACATTCTAAGGATGAACCAAGCGGTGTCCAATTTGTGCAACTCATTGCCCGGAGCGGCGACCCATCAGTTTTCGAGGCGGTGCTTAATAGACGAAATTGTGTTGACGAACAGCATTGAGGGCGTCAGGAGCACCAGAAAAGAAATCAGTGATATTCTGGATGAGCTAGAGACGAAAAGTAAGGGGAAACGTTTCTACGGACTGGTGAAAAAATATAACATGCTTATGGTTAAAGAGGAACTACCCCTCAACACATGTCAGGACATCCGGGATATCTACGACGAATTAGCTTTGGCTGAGGTTGCGGAGGAAAACCCGGAAAACGTTCCCGACGGACAATTTTTTAGGAAAGACTCCGTCAGCGTATACAGCCCAACGCAGAAAGAAATTCATAAGGGTCTATACCCAGAGGAAAAAATCATTCAGGCCACAGAGCAAGCTTTGGACTTTCTGAACAACGACAAAAGCGAAATATTGTTCAAAATTGCGATTTTCCATTATCTGCTGGAATATATCCATCCGTTTTACGATGGAAATGGCCGCTTGGGAAGATTTATTTGCAGCTATTTGTTGTCTCAGGAGTTGGAACCGGTGACTGGATACCGCATCTCTTACACCATAAAAGAGAATATCAACGATTATTACCATGCCTTTACTATCTGCAACAATTCTCTTAATCGGGGGGATCTGACACCGTTTCTCCACATGTTCCTAAGTCTCATTCAAATTTCAGTAGAGAAACTGAAAAATTCCCTCCAACAGGGTTTTACCAGACTAAACCGCTGTACCCAGAAAATTCCGGATGTTTTCCCACAGGCAGATATTACGTTAGAAACCCTGTGTCACCTACTAATCCAAGCAGCGCTGTTCTCTGAGCATGGTGTCCCAACAAACGTAGTTCTCAACCATGTCGAAATCAGCAGGGGCACACTTAACAAGAAACTGGAAGAATTTCCGGATGGGTTGTTGATTAAAAAGAGACGAGGCAATACCAATTACTACTCCATCGACATCGCAGCCTTTGAGGGTTACCCCACAGAAGGATAAAAACGGACCCGCTTCAGTTCATCTGGACCGAAGCGGGTTTGCTTTATGTAAGAACCGTAACTATCAAAAATGTGTCATGCTCCGCACCTCCTACCGCACCTTGAAGGTGACTTCATGGCCGGGGTTCTCCCGGATCAGCAGAGCTTTCATGTCCTCCACCATCATGTTATTGTCAAGGGCGGCCTGAACCAACGCTACCAGCTCCTCGTTGCTCACGATACCCCTCCTTCGAAATAGAAGGACAGGGTGGAAGCTCCCTGTCCCTTTTTGTTAAAAGTTCTTGATTGTGTTCTCAGTCAGCTTCTCCCACTGGCTGGAGATAGAAAGTACATATCTGGGTTCCCCCTTTCCGTGGGCCTGTCCAGTACAAATCCGGGCCGTGTCCTCCAGGTTCTTCCATGCGTCCATAATGTCGTTGGCCACCGCCTTTTGGCGTACTGCGATCAACTCCCGGCGGGTCTGGGTGTCCTTCGTGTCTTTCAGCAGCTTTTCGACGTGCTGAGCAATCAGCCGCCGCATGGTTGGGTTGTCCTCATATCGGTCCAGGAGCGCCCCCAGATCATCAACGGTCAGAATCCCGCTATTTAACAGCTCCAAACCGGCCCGGTCAATATCCTCCGGCCTGGCTTGGTTCACTTTGGCAAAAGCGCTCTTTAGAGCCTTGCCGATCTCCTCCATCTCCCGCTCGAAGTCCTCCCACGCAGCAGTCTCCGCTTTTTTAAAAGCGGCCTTTGCCTGATTATAATCATACTCTGCTTTCATGCCGAAGGTATCGGCAAGGCTGGGGTTCCTCTGAACGTCCTCCATATCCCTCTTTTTGGATAACATCAGGTTGTATGCCTCTGTGTATCGGGTCCTGGCCTCCTTGAAAGCGTAGTCCAGCCGGTCAGCAAACATTTTGTATCCACTCATAAAAACACTCCTTTTTTATTTTACCAGGGCACAGCTGCCATCCTCATAAAGGGCGCAGCTCTTGCCACAATGGGCCATACCGGGCCAGGGGCAGGCCGTCCCGGCCCCCATGCACCGCTCCTTGATACCACACCCCACCTCGGGGATATACAGGGCACAGGACGTATCACAGCGGGCGTCGTACATCCGGCCTTTGAGCGGACAGGTCTTGTCCAGCTTCACCGGCCCCAGGTCCGGGGGCGGGGCTTGATTCTTTGCGACCTCGTTTACATCGTGGAGGGCGCTTTGCGGTATCATCCCTTTTGTGGTTCTTATCATTGGCTCATGTTCGATCATCTTCTGCATTTTGACCTCCTTAGTCTCTCATGACGGACACCGAGGATAGCAGTTTCATAAGCTCGGGCCGCTGAGTAATTTCGCGAATCGTGTCCATTGCGGTATCAAGGGTAGCCTTCACCACAGGCAGATTGTATAAATTGGCAATGTCCAAGGCGGCAAACTCCAGATCGTTCATGTCCGTTTGCTCAATGGGCGGTAGCTGCCCCCAGCCGCAGAGGGATACAAAGGCATATTGTTCCTCCCGGAGTTCCCGCAGAGTAATTTCTCCTGCGCTCAGACGATCCCTGCCGTGTATGACCCTGTCAATGGCTTCATCCACTTCCAAGGTCCGGGCGGGCAGTTGGTAGGCCCTTCCATCAACTTTTACATAGTATTCCATAGCGTTGTCCTTTCGTAGTTATTGCACCCCTACGCCCACACGGGCACTCTCAGCGTCGATTACTGGTTTCAGCACTTGGCCCAGCTGAGCAAGGTCGCCGTCAAAATGTACGTGTATATTTGGGTTGACGATAATGGGGGTCTGTTTCCTGTCTCCGCCGTTTCCGCCGCCGTAGCTGGCCGGGGGCGGTGCGGAGTAACCAGCAGACGGGGCCATGTCCGCCGTGGCGATTGCTACCCGGCTCTGGGCCGCCGGCATTGCCGCCGCAAGGTCGGAGATCATACGGTCCCGGGCGGACGGCATGGCCGTCTCCAGGGCAGGGGCCGCACGGCTCATTGGGCTAGAAGCTGTGTCGCCATCGGACAGAGCCATAGGGGCCGCTGATGGTCCGTCGCTCTGAAGAGATGGACCGCCAGAGCGTCGGCCACCCCCCTGGACCGCTCCACTGTAATCCGGGACTTCCGGCATTTTCATGCTTTGCAGCTCTTTGCCCCGTCCGGTCAGAAATGCGATTGCCGCAGCCAGCGCCAGCACCGCCGCAATTACCACGCCAATGATAAGCAGCCACTGTCCCAACGTAAAAGTTACTGCCATTCCAGCAACAGAGAATGTTGTGCTAATTGCGCTTGCCGCTCCCAGCGCCCCGGTGATTGCCGCTATGATACCTGCAATCGGGCTGATAACAGCAAGAAATGCCGCAACTCCTAAAACAGCCGCCTGCGCTCCATCGGGAATCCCATTAAACCAGTCCATAAATGCGGTTGCCATTTCGGTCAATGTAGTTAAAAATGGCTGGATACTTTCCGCAAGCTCAGACATGCTCTCCTGAAAACGAAGGTTTGCCTCCCGGCTCTCCATGACAGCCGCATTGTTTTCACGGAAACTGTCTCCCGTTTCTCCGTAGACCACACCTAAATTTTTCATTATAAGCTCTGCCCGTGACCCTTCATCTCCCAGAAGCGCAAGGCTTTCATTAAACGCATCTTCTGACATTCCAGCCCAGTTGATAGCGTCCGCTAAAACACCTGTAACCTTGCCAGTTTTGGCGGTCTCGTTGGCCGCCTCAATCAGGCCCTCAATGGGCAGGGCGTCGCCGAAGGTGCCATACACACCTGCGGCAATCCGTGTCCATTTTTCCACATCCTCTGTATTTCTGGCCAGTGAGGCCAGAAGCTGGGAGGCTTCCGTCGCTGTGTCAATATCGCCCAGGATTTTGTAGAAATCGGTAAAGGCTTGGTTTGCAGTTTCAGCATTAAATCCCGCCGCCTCAAAGGCGGTATTCAGTTTGCCTTGCGCAACCCGGTACTCCTCTGTTGCGTCATTTAAACCCAACACCCACTGGACCAGGTCGCCGATTTTGCTGACCAGAAATTCCGCAGCGTCAGCGGCAAGCTTACCGGCCACCACTCCGCCCGCAATGCTGCTTGACAGAGAATCAATGCTCCC